TGGCGTAGATTGGGATGAAGCCCTTGTCCATATAGTGGGAATGGTCCCGGATGATCTCCGCCCGGAGCAGGCATTTCATGCCGTCCTGGGTGGACTGATACCGCCGGTACATCCGCCACACTGCTGCCCAGGTAGCCGTCAAGATGGGCACGCAAACCGCCGTAGCGATCTGCGAAAAATTCAAGATCATGGTTTCACCCCTCCCTGTTATGCAATGGGATAGGCCAGATTGATCCAAAACGCATTGGCCGAGCCTCTGGTAATCTGCAACCCGCCGTCGGCCGGGATACGCAATCTAGCCGGATTCGTTGTCGGCTCTTTCCAGGAGGGTAGTGTGTCAATGATCGTTTCCCCATTCTGGGGTGCCGGGATTTTGTTGGCGTCCAGCATTGTCACCCAACCACTCTGCGCCCCGGTCAAGGTGATACTCCCATTAACAAAACACATTCCTGCCTTTTTCGTTACCGTGATACTGCCGGCAGATGCACTTGAGCTCGCAAAACTGCTGTAAGTGTTCACGGTATAAGCCAAGACACTAGCCGCCGCATCATTGGCAATCTCCTGCTTATCCGCAGACGTCAGCGTATAGCTGTCACCTTTTGGGCCTTGTGGTCCTTGTGGCCCGGTCGGCCCCTGTGCGCCGGGTGCGCCAGGCGCACCATCCACTCCATCAACGCCAGCAGGGCCTTGTATCCCCTGGGGGCCAGTTTCTCCCCGCGCACCGGTATCGCCTTTCGGCCCCTTCACGTTACCCAATAATGTCTTTACAGTTGCCATCAATCCACCTCCATGACCACATACAGATTGCCGCTCGTTGCATCATACTCAAAAGTTGGGGTTGTGTCGCCGGTCGTGGAATAAACCCACAAGTCCCCGTTTGCGTCAACGGCAAGGGTAAAGAACCCATTGGCCGGGGCTGTAACGCCGCTCTCTCCGGTATCGCCCTTGTCCCCCTTCGAGCCAGTTGCGCCCTGGGGACCGGTATCACCCTGCTTACCAGTTGCGCCCCTGTCGCCCTTTTCGCCTTTTAACCCTTGTGGGCCTTGGACGCCCTGAGGGCCTTCCGGGCCCTGCGCACCGGTTGCGCCAGTGTCCCCTTGAGGGCCTCTTGCGCCAGCCGCTCCCTGGGGAATGGCAAACTGCAACACGACATCTTGTTCGTCTCCAGAGTTGTACACGTTCGCATCGCTGCCCGCCGGGAGGGTCGTTGTGCCGCCCACTTTCACGCTCACTGTGGTGGCAGCGCCCCCGCCAGTTCCCGCCAAGCTCAAGACGTAGACATAAGCAGATGTCTGCTTCAAGATCAGGTTGCCGTCATCACTGGCCACCTTGGACACCTGGAAGTACTCCCCCGCCTTCTCGTCATCTACCACCCGGAACTGCAAAATCCCAGACCCAACATAGTCGGCACTGGGAATTTCGTAGCTGAAATTAGTCTGGTCGATGTCGACGGAGCCACCTGCAATCTCCAATGTAGGGTTCAGCGCCGTGTCAGCATGGATGTCCAGCACAAACTGGTTCGTGCCGTCGTTGAGATTGCTCATCAGATCGCACAACCCGCTCGCTGCGTCAATATGTAGGATGTTTTTCACGCAAGGACACCCCCATTTTTGCACTTTGTTCAAAACGTTCTGAATTTTCTGCGTTTTTCGCAGATAAAATAACCTTTTTAGGCAATTCTGCGGGAAAGAGGCTCACTTCTACAGTTTCTCTCATAGGAAATTTCCCCTCCACCTGGGGGGGGGACTATTTCCCGGATTTCCGCCACCAATTGTCGATATATCTTCGCCATTCACCGGCGTCACGGCCATCCCTGCAAGCCTTGAGTCTCGCGATGCATTCCGCCTGGCTGGACTCCACGTAAACCTCTCTAGCACCTAAGCTCCGCATCAGTCGTTCCCGCTCATT